CGATGAATCAGTTAATTGAGCATATCTTATAAATCTTAAATCAGAGGGTATTGTTACATATCTATTTCCAGCTTGTAGATTAGATGTTGCATAAAATCTATTATCATCAGAATCTACATCTCTATAAATTCTATTTTCAGCGTTTTTAATGATTGTATTTAAAATAGAATCACTTAACACAGAACTATCTACCTCTGTGTAGTTTCTAATATCATCTTGTAAGTTTGCTAAAGTGTATGCCATTATGGTGTTAGAGTAACTGGTCCTGCAGTTACAAACATTCCTCCTGAATTTTCTGTTACAGTTGCATTACTTCCACAATCAAAACTATAACTATTTGTATCAATAACTGTTATACTAAATCCTGAGCCATTTTCAAATAAAGAATAAACCAGGCCTCCAGGGCTTCCATCTACATTTCTAAAAACAACAGTATCATTTGTTGATCTTCCATGTCCAGGTTCTGTAACTGTTACAGTACTTGATCCTGAAGTTAAACTTAAAGGATTACCTGGTAGTAAACTTTCAGTTTCAGGCTCAACTCTTGCAGGTCTTGCATGTTGTAAACCTTGTGGATCAGCAACAGTTGGTTTAGGTTCTAATTGTGGTTGTTTTGGTTCAAATTCTGAAACATGTACTCGTGAACCATTCCATTCGACAACCATTTCTTTATATGGAAAAGCCATACCAGAACGATCTGAAATAAATTGTGCATATTTTCCGTTTGATTTAGACATTTGGATAATAAGTTTTTGGAGTTATAAATGTACTTGATGAAGAACCATCTTCTTCTAAAGCTCTTTTTAATTCATCTTCATACAACATTTTTAACATTTGAATTCTATCAGGTGCATCTTTAACTGCTAAATAATATGCAAGTCCAGCTACCATACAAGGTACGAATCTATAAGGTACATCTGCTTCGTTAGAATAGTTCCCGGCATCCTGAATCCTGCTAACATAATAATAATTTAAAAGGTTTCCGGCTTCAGTGGATCCTGGAGTTAAATATAAAGTAATAGTTACTTTATCAATAAATCTTTGTACAAAATATTGTGTTGGAGTTCCTTCTTGTGTTTTAGAAGATAGACCTTGATAATTTGATCTATTAATTTTTGTTAGAGAAAAATCAACATTAGAAGAATTTCTATAACTTGCTTCTAATATATCATCAACACCATAAACAGCTGTTGCATCAGAAGTACCATCAGCGGTTGATCTATACATTGTATATTCTGCTTGACCATCAACTAATGTAATTGAATTATTTTTTACTTCCCAAAAATGAAGACCTCTATTACCCCATTCTTGAAACATTATATTTAAAGAACGTCTTGCAGTTTTTAATTGATGACCTGAAACACCTTTTATTCCAATTCTTTCATAAGCTTCTTCTACAATATCTGATATAGAAAAACCTGATTCAAAAACTGTAGTTCCGGAAGTTGCCATTCAGCCTCCTACTTATCTATAAGTAATGTTGCACCCGCAATATTAGTAATAGTAGAAACTTTTATTCCTCCAGGAAATAAAATTCCATCTTCTGGAATATTAAATGCAAAGACATCTCCTGTTGGACAGTCTCCTTGGAATAAAGTTGTACTATCAGTATTGTCTTGTAAGATTATTGAACCTGCACCAACACCATCAGAAGCAAGAATTAATCCTCTTAATCTTGTTCTTCCAGCGAATACGGCACCAGTTGCTGCAACTCTTACTGCTTTTACATCTGATTTCATATTTTGTTTCTCCGTTAAAATTTTATGTGGGGCCAAAGCCCCACACTAATTATTTATTAAAGCTGCTGCGATTGTCGCACCAGTGTCACATCTTTTCCAGTTAGAACCGTCGTAAAATGCAAGAATTGGATTTCCAGCAGCTCCATTTGAGAAATATGCGATTTGTCCTTCAACACCATCGGGTGCTGTAGCAACTGTGTAAACATTTAATCCAACAACAGTATTAGTGTTAAGTGGACCTGAAAATGTAGTGTTTGCCATATTATCCTCCTAGTTATTTTGACATAGTCTCTAGGCCGTCGACTATACTCGTCTATGCCAATTTATATTTGTATAGTGATAAGATTTATATACTAGATTTTAGTTGAGTGCAAGAGATCCCTAGGAATGATTAACGTTTCCAACGATGTAATAGTCCTAATTAACCAGCGTAAAGATGAATTTCACCATCTCTAGGATTGCTGTGGACTTGCTCTTCCTGTTGTCTGATAATAGATCTAATTACTATTTTGATCTCATCACCAAGAACAGACATTTCAGGTGTTATTTGTCCTTTGTTTTCAAGAAACAACTCGTTCCATCTAGACTCGAGTTTCAGTTTCTTTGCGAACAGTACCATGTTGTCCTGAGCCATTTGTAACCTCCTCATAGGTTATATAAAAATCATTTCCAGTGCTTGTAAACTGGAGATCATTTCTTTCCCATTTTATATCAGATTTTCCTAAAAAGTCAATAATGGGTTTATTTAGCTCATCCGCATTATTTATCTCTTTATCACTTTCAATTTCAAATTTTGTTTGAAGATGTTTTGTAAATATTTTTATTAAGTATTTATATTGAGTCATTTTTTCTTTCTATTTTGATAATGAGGCGAGATTGTGTCTCGCCTCAAAATTTTTAATTATTATGCACCTGGTGATGCAAAAATACCTCTATAGTCAGATACACCAAATGAGTATCTTTCTCTAGCTTTGTATCTTACGTTACCAGTATCGAAGTCACCTTCCATAGCAGTTTTAATTGCTGCTCTTTCAAAGTACTTCATTCCATTAGGCACGTCAGTGATAATGTAGAATGCATCTGGATCAGTTAAGAAATTGTTCACTCTATAACCTTGAGGAACCATTCCCATAGAAACGATTGCATTAATATCATTATCAGCAGTACCAACTCTACCTTGAGATTTCATCAATCTCTCAGCAGTGAATTGAAGCTCAGAAGGAATAATCATTTTCACACCTCTTGCAGCAATTTTTAGACCTCTTTCGTCTGTCATTGCAGCAATATCGATTAATGATTGCTCTAATGAAGTTTCATTCAAGTCGGCAGGCGTTGCTAATGTGTTTGACACAGTTCCACTAATTGTTGGGTGATTAGTTGCAAATAATGCAGAACCATCACCTGAAGTGAATGTACCAAAACCATTAATCAACGGATTAACCGCTTTAACTTGTTTAGTGTTCGCCATAGATCTAGCTAATGCTTTAGTATATCTACTTCCAAGTCTGTCATATAGGTTATCTTCAACCGCTTCTTCAGTGATTGAAAACGCTAAAGCTACAGTCTCGTGAGTGTATCTTGAAGTGTAAGTCTCTTGAGCATTGTCAAAAGCTACACCAGCACCCTCAGACTTAGTCTGTGCTTGAGCAAAACCTGATAACATAACTTCTTCTTCAAACGCTCTGTCTGAAGACTCAGTAGTGTATATTTCAGCATGCTGATTCTCGTAACGTTTATATTCCAGACCGAATAAAGCATTCAAACCTGGCTCTAGTTCTTTAACTAGTTGTCCTCTAGATATCGCCATAATTATCCTCCTATTATATTCCGGCTGTTTGTTTCAAGAAGTGTTCGTTGATAGTAACGATTACATTCGCATTAGCTGCGCCTAATTCGTCATTATCAGGATCTTTTGAAACACCTATTATTTTTAACTGAGCTGCAGTTGCTGCCATAGTTCCTGAAATTTCTGTTTTAGAAATATAATCAGGTGAAGAGCCTGCAGTGTACGCAATGTCAGCACATAAACCGATATCTGCAGCGGCTACTGTACCAGCACTTTGTACTTCAAATCTTTCGTAAGGATCATCAGAGATGAAACCTACTATATCAGTAGCTGTGTTACTAGCTGCTAAGTGATTTGCCCATGTTGGTTTACTTGTTGATGCGTCAGTATAGAAAACACCATTTAGTGATCCGATTAAAACATCACCTGCTGCGGCTACACCAATTGTACCAGTTGCTAACATTTCAACTGGGTCCCATTGATAAATAGCTGTTGCAGAAGCTGCAATGCTGTACTCAGATAAACCTTGATTGTCTCTATTCTGTCCGACTTTACCAATTGCTTTCAAACCGAAAGCGGCGTCTTTATTTGCCATAGTATTTGTCCTCCTTAGACATTATTAGTTTATCCAGTGGTCTTAGTAATCGTTAAAAAATTAACTTTTCTTTGAACCACCGAAGGTTACACGCGTCTGTCGATCAATATTGATCGGCATACTTGGGTGCTGTTCCTTCATAAGATCGTTATCTACTGCTTCGACATTGTCCTGACCTTGTTTAACATAATAGTCAGTTCTTTGTTCTGCGATCTCTTCCGGTACCCTAGCCAGCACTAGGCCTCCTACTCCGATCACTCCCTTGTATTTACCATCGTCCACAATTGGGAAATCTGAGTCTGGATATTCATCAGCTCTTACAAGCTCGTATCCTGATCTAATTCTTCCAGCGACGTTTTTAGTGTCTTGGAATCCCATAGATTCTACTCTTATCCATCTGTGTTTAAAACCTGTTGGTGCAGGGGGTGCATCTAAAGATGAAGGTGGAGTCCAAACTTTTTTCTTAGATTCTTTTTCTCTTGTTTGACTCGCACGGGATGCTCTTTTGTCATTATTATTTTCCATATGCTTATGCCTCCTTCGTGATTTTTAATTGTTTCGCATATTCTTCTAGTGGCACACCTAATTTTTTAGCGATTGCTACCTGAGAGGATGTGAGTCTCACAGTTTTGCGACCAGTATTTGTACTTCGCTTCGCACTAGCTACTGTTTGTACGGGTTTGGTCGGAACTTCCCCTTTATTTGATGTATTTGTATCAAATTTGTGGGGGAATTCAAGTCTTATTCTTTTATCAATTTCTTGATAAT